TTATTTTTACATTCTAATTTACATTACATTTACATTACATTCTAATTTACATTACATTTACATTTACATTTACATTTACATTTACATTTACATTTACATTTACATTTACATTTACATTTACATTTAATACATAGAAATAGACGCTGCACCGTTTGCATATAAAGCGGTTGTGCAACCTACTGCAGTAACGCTAATAAGATGTGAAGAGTTACCTACACTTGTTTCTGTTGTATCTAAAGCTCTAAGATTTCCAGAATTTTTAATTACTAATCTAATATTATCAAATCTATTAAGAGGAACGCTTGAACCCGAATACGCACTCGATGCTAGTGGGAAAATTAAATAAACTTTATCGTCCCCGCCAAAACCTGCATCAGAAACGTTAGAATAAAGCCCTGAGCATGATCCGGTTACTTTAAGTAATTCTACGGGGAGTTCTCCAGAATAAGAGGAAGAATTTAATAGTAACTCAACGGTTTGTAACTTATAAAAAGGCAAGGTTGTAATTATTACTAAGTGTGACGCATATAAAGAAAAGTGGTCCAATACTATTGTATGAACAGTGTCGGCGATGCTTGGTCTTAATATAGCGTTTTGAGTTATTTTAACTCTTTTAGCTATACGGGTTGAAATAAGTTGTTGACGCTCAGCTTCACACATCACTATATTCTTAGAAAATAGCCTAATCGATATTTTAACACAGGAACTATCAATCGCAGTAGACTCTCTTGTGCTAACATTTATTCTTACTTGCTGATTTGGTGCAGCAGCCATTAAATAGCCATCCTCTGTTTGTTCTGAATAAACTTCAAACTCTGAAGCGAGTGTTTTAGAAAGTAATTTTAACGGAACTAATCCTACAACAAATTGAACCCCCGACGTGTCGCGTAAGCCTTTAAAAAAAGGCTTACCAGATACTGAATTTCCATACAACCCTGACATCTGATATGCCAGTTGGTGAAAACTACCCGAATTAATTTCAGAATGAAACAAAGCTAAAAGATCGTCGTACTCCAAAGTTTGCCAAACTTGAGTACCTACGATAAATTCTATTCTAGATATTCCGTCTAATAAATCAAATGTATCATCTAAATCGTTGTCTCCCGCACCAAATTCAGCAGTAAGTTCTAGAATTATATCTCCTATACAATCTACATCATTATTTATATCAAAATTTATAATATTTCTACTGGCGCTTCCAGAAGTTCCTTGAGGAGGAACTTCAACATAGTTGGACCCATGTAATAATTGTCTAGTAGTATCGTTTTTATTCCAAAAAACAGATGTAACGTCTCCAGTATCGTTAATCTTATTAGTTACAGCAAGACCCTGAGTTCCAGCCCCGTTATAAGCAGCGTGAGCGGCGACAGCACCAGACATATTATATTATTTAATAATATAAAAGAAAATAATTTTAAATTAAATACGTATTAAAATTTAATTTAATTTAATTTAAAATTATTTTTACATTCTAATTTACATTCTAATTTACATTTTAATTTACATTTACATTTAATACATAGAAATAGACGCCGCACCGTTTGCATATACAGCTGTAGTTTCTCCGACGCAAGTAACGGTTATCTTTTTAAATGTGCTACTTGCCGCTGGGTGGTGAACTTTTACGGCTAGTCTAATATTATCGAATCTATTTAGAGGCACACCCGACCCAGAGAAGGTCTTATTTGCGAGAGGAAATACATATGTAAAAGTTCTAACACGTGGGTCAGTAAGTGTATAAATACCGTTGACATACACCCCCAGCGATTCTGGTAGAGACCCGGTCATTAAACCGCCTATTAATTTTCCACAAAAAGATGTTGAATTTAACTTTAAATCAGCTTCTAGTAAAGAACAACTATTATTCTGTGCAGTCGAAAGGGTAGAACCACTCATTTCTGACGAGTCAAATATTTGTATAACAAGATGAGAAGCAAATAAAGAAAAATGATCGCAATCAATCTCCATTGTATGAATGTTTGACGAAGATGTATTGGCTAACTCCTCTTTGTACTGTGTAAGTTTAACTCTCTTTGCTATTCCTCCTGGAATATTTCTAATCTGTTCTCTTTCTTCGTTGCACATTATTAAATGTTTTCCGTATAATTTAAGATCCATAATAGACTCATTTGCACCAGCACCCGATACCATATTATTACCTAACATGTTAGCTACAGAATTAGTATAAATCTTGATTTTAACTGTCTGATTTGGTGCACCAGCCGTTAAAAATCCACCTTCCGATATGTTAGAAAAGTTATTTAGTATAGGACCAACATTCCTAGTTAATAGAGGAAGTTTGACGCAAAAAACATAATTATCAAAAGATGATGTTCCTATTGGTCTGTATCTATTGTTGTTATTACTTGTATCTTCCATCCCCATTGTAGATAAAATAAATTTTTCATACGCACCTTCTGTAAGTTCTGTTGAATTTAAAGAAAGAATGTCTGCAAATTCGAGCGTCTGCCAAATCTGTGTACCACATTGAAATTCTACTCTTTCTATTAAATTTAAAAGTCCGTATTCCTTTGTAACGGTAAATTTTGTGCTACCCTGAGTAAGTCTAACATATAAAAATAAGTCTCCGATGCAATCCATGTCGCTATTCAACGTAAAGATTACGTTAGAACCAGTTCTAGAGCTATCCCCGGATGCTGGAATTTCGATTATAGCGGAACCGTGTAATAACTGCTTTGTAGTTTTATCTTTGTTCCACAATACAGATACAATGTCTCCAGTGTCGTTAATCTTATTAGTTACAGCAAGACCCTGAGTTCCAGAACCGTTATAAGAAGCATGTGCCGCAGTTGCTCCAGACATATTATATTATTTAATAATATAAAAGAAAATAATTTTAAATTAAATACGAATTTAAAAATAGTTATTGAAATTTAAATGTAAGAAAACGATATATTATTATTATTAATTATTTGTATAGTTGTTCCGCATGCGCATATACTTAAGTCTGGATTTCTAGTAGTAGCAGTTGTTCCAAACGCAGGATTCTTAAAAAATCTATTATTTATATTTAATATCAAAGATTTATTTTTAATACGCGAAAACGGTATTCCAGCTGTGCTAAATGCATTATCTGCTAACTTTAATATGTAAAAATTTTTATCACATCTTTTTAGACTAAACTCTTCTTGGTTAGAACTTAAAGATGTAGGATAAATGTTTCCAGTGGTTTCATTACCTAATATTAATTCCGCGTTGTTTAACCAACCGTTAAAAACTCCCAAAACATCCGGAGTTTTAATAGATGAAGATATATTTGTTGACGAGTCGTTAATAGCTTCACCCCACGAAGAAGACAGACGATTAATACCAGTTGAAATAGATGCGTTACTTTTTAGTGTTGAAATTTTAAGTTTAAAGTCGGTTGTTGATGTATTTGTTAAAAGTTGTACTGGAGCTGCTGAAGACCCTTGAAATACATTTACATTTAAACAAAACATAAGATGAGTTACATTTATATCTATTGAATCCAAATCTACAGCATATCTCGTAGTACCGGTATCTGCAATAGTTATTTTACTATAAACACCTTGATGACGAAAACCAACCGATGTATTCAAAACTCGGTTTACAATATTTTGCTTCATAAAATTTTTTTCAGTATCTGTTATTAAATGAGTTAAAATAGAAAGTCTAGTTTCTACAATAGTTCTTTGAGTTGGTTGATTTGAATGTAAAAGAGGAATAATACTTGAATGACTAATATCTGTAGTAGCATAACCGTTATATTTAACCACCAAACTTAAAATATTAGTGAATGTACCGGTCTGTACAAAACTCCTATCTTTCATAGATGTTCTACCCATGAATGGTATAGATAGTGAAAAATTTAATGTTTCACCTGAAATAGTTTCATTACCGACAATACTTCCCATATCTATATAACTTGAATCTGTTTTAATACTAAAAGAATCTTCGTTAGTTGTTAAATATCCTAATTCTGAATAATTCCTCATATATATATCTCCTGGGTATAAAGTTTGTATAACAAGTCCTCCATGTTTTACCTCAATTTTTTCAATAGAATCTAAAAGCAACGTCTTAGAGTAGTAAATACCAGAGCAGTCGTAAACGTTACCACTCGCAGGCTTCGGAATCGTTATAGTCCAGTTTAATATCATCTCACTAATAGCATCAATATTATTTGGAATTCTAAAAGTTTCTACATTAGCATCTGCAGAATCATTTGGTAAACCTTTTAAAGTTCCAGTTATTACAGATTGTCCAGAACCGCTAATATATTTAATTGGACATCTAGATATAAAATCTGAAGTAATTTGTTTAGTCTCGTCGGCTTTATTTGCTCTACATACAGACTGGGATCCCGACGAGCTAAATGTTTGTACAGCTAAATTATTTATACCCATTTGTTTATTATATTAATAAAACAAATTAATTTTTAAAAAAAAATATTCAAATATAATTCTCGAATGTATTCGTTTAAAAAAAAGTATTAATTATAATATATAATATAAAATGTCTAAATTTGATTGTAAAGTCAACGAATTAAATTCAACTAAAAAAGAAGAAAATATTAAATTATCTTCTGTAAGAGAAAATAATTCAATAAATTTAAATGGAAATACAAATGGAAATGGAAATGAAAATGAAAATGAAAATATAAATAAAAATATAAGTATGAGTGTAAAAAGTTTTTTTGATAAAATTATAAATGAAAAAAATTTAAAAATTATAGTTTTAATAAGTGTTGTTCATTTTATATTACATTCTGAAACAACTCTAGAATTTTTATATTCTAAAATACCTTCTGTAATGCTTAATTTAACACAGTTTAATACATTTGGTAAACTTTTGATGGGTATTATTATTGCTACTATTTTAATTATATACACTTCTTTTTTCCAGGCCCTTTAAAGACGTCTTTTGAAACTATTCTATTTTCAAGTCTTTCTAGAAGACCGTTTATACTAAATGATCCTTGAAGTTGTGTTTCCTTGAATTTAGGTTTTTTCCAATTTAAAGCAGATATAACACCATTACTTAGTGGAACATATGAACTTTGGTAATCTCTACAACACCCGTGTTGTCCAGTATTCTGAGATAAACATTTTTGACAAAGTCCAGATGGAGTTAATTTAAAAAAAATATGATTATTTTTGTGAAAACCTTGTTTATTCTGACAATATTTTGATCTAGTATAAATCAAGTATATATCTTTTCCTTTTACCTTGGAAATATTTCCCAGATCTTCAACGTTATATCCAGTTGCGTGATTTTTAAAAAATTTTTGAATTTCTAAAAAAACTTGACTATTTTTAGAAATTGGAGAAATATCTGAATTAGAAATTAAATTTTCTTCTTCTTCATATTCGGTTAAATTGATGTATTTTGTAATTTCAGTTTTATTACTTCTTATACTCGTATCTCTAACAAGTTCTATTATATTATCTGTATAATAATTAAACATTTCTTTATCAGTATTTTTATCTATGTATACATTTTTAAGAACGTAAACCCTGTCTTCGTAAACTCGGGTGTTATCCGCAATAGTACATTTATCAGATCCGATTAGTCTAAGACCGTTTTTTTTATACACACATTTATCAATAATTTTTTCCCAATCATTATCAAAATGATCCACTTTTCCAAAAAGTGTTTTAATATTAACTAATATATTAGACCTTATTTTTATAGCAGTTTCAACGTTTACAATTAAATCTGGCCAATGAAAATGAAATCCTTGTTTTATAAAAGTTTTATCTTCTTTCACAATTTTAATATTTTTATTTGGAACAGTTGAAATACATTTTAGATTTTTAATATTATAAATATTAAAAATTACATCTTGAATACATTTTAAATAAGGTTCTTCGTCTATAATAATTTCTGAAAGTACGTCAAAGTCTATAAAAAATTTAAAAAATTCGGTTTTTTTTTCTACTAAGCAATTTTTACATTTTATGTGTTTAGCATAAAGTTCTTGAAATGTGTTGTAGTCTTCCGTTAAATTAAGTTTAAAGCCTTCCATAGAATAATGGGTAGAAATTGAGGTGTCTTTTACAATTTTTCCAGTTGAATAAAACCAAAGTTTTAGTGGATTATCCATTATTATTAATTATATATAGTTTATGTCTATATATAATTTTAAATAAATACAATTCATTTTCATTTTCATTAATTATTTACTGCCACATATTGCGTAATCCGTAACGATTTCTTCTTCCATATTGAGCGCTTGGACCGGGCATTCCGGGCATTCCGAATGTACCAGGTTCATATCCATACGGTCCAGGCGGGGGTGGACCGGGGCCTTGCATTCTTGGCAAGTCGTCTAAGTAACTGAAGTCTGGATTATAATTTAATGGCGCTGGTTGTGCAGGCAGTGCACCCTGAACATCTAGTAAAGCAGCAACGGCCATTCCCTCCCGGTTTTTATTGCGTCTTCTAGTTGCTTTTAAACGATTGATATCTGCTTCCGTCATACCAGCAAATTCGAGTTCTTCACGTTCTCTACGCAAACGCTGCTGTTCATCAATTTTTGCCCGTTTTAATAATACTTCGGGGGTAGAAGCCTTTCTAGCGCGATAGTCTTTATTATATTTACGTCTTTTTTCTATTTCAGATAACAAGTAATCACCTTCGTCATCCGAATCACGCGATTCTTGCAATTCTCTCAAATCTTCAGGACGCATAGGTCCTTTTCCAGGACGAACCCCGAAACTAGAATTCATAAATTTGTAACTTACGCCATTTCTAGTTAATCTAGACTTTAATTGAGGCATAGTTAATAAAGTTCTTGTGTACCCCTTTTTGTCTTTACGTATCTTAAAAATTGAGATTCTATTTTGGACTGCCAAAGATTGTAACATACTAAGAGTAGTTCTTTTCAATTTAGATTTTTCTTTAATACATTTTCTTTGACCAGGTTTGCGCTTTGGTCTGTATCTATATCCAGGTGGGCACGGCGCTGCCTGTGGATATACTACCCGTGGGTTAATTTCAACGTCTTGTAGTCTATTAGCATAAGCCCTTTGAGCAGCTTCTGCCCTTTGAGCAGCTTCTCTATCTATCTGCGCGCCATGTTCCGCCCGACAAGCCATTGACGCAAGACGAGAGTCGCCCTGGCCTCCAATCCCGAGCTCCTTATGTAAATCTCTCAACCAATCGTGGTAACTATAAGCAGGTCCTCGTTTAAATTTCATTTATATTAATGTAAATATTTTATTTTTTTTAAACTGCATAATTAAAAAGTCGGTTAACCAACTGTGTATTATCCGCGCCCCTGATAGCAAATATTCTACGAAGTAAGTTTTCTAATAGGTCTCGTATTTTTTCAAGACTATATTCTTGTAGTCCATTATCGACGTAATCTTTTATTCTAAGACTATAATGACGTATGATGTTCGAATAACTTATAATAAAAGATTCTACATTAGAAGCTTCTGAAACGTCGACGTTTTGAGTACCTGGTAAAAAACCGAAAGCATGAGGAATCATACTTATTAGTTCATCTATTACAATATCTATTCTAATAATAAACTTAGAACGTTCATCTTTAACCGTTTGAACTGCTTCCGTTCCATTACTCCATGCAATTCGTTCTGATACATCGTACTCCAGAATTCGTAAAAATTTTGCATATTTCACAATTTCCACCTGTAATTTTCGTTGTGCACCTGGTGGATTAATTGAAGCCAAATTTTCTAAGAATAAACTTGACGCGGACTCTAGTTTTTTCTTAATTAAAACCATAAAATCAAAGTCGTTTGGTAGTCCCAAAGATTCCAACCTTTTTCTAGCCGCAACTGTCAGTTTCTTTTTTGTCTTCTCGTCCTCCTTTCTATAATATTCATCCCACCACGCATCTCGACTACGTCTCTCTGCTCTAGATAGAGCACGTTGAGCACGCGTAGATTCTAAGGAAGTTTCTGGAAACATTCTAATCAATCTATATGCCTCAAGTAAGTCTGCCTGATTAGTAACTTCTGCAGGAGCTTCGATTCTCGTAAGTACACGATCGAGTAGTACTCTAACCGGAGCTCCTAATCTTTCTGTTTCATTCGCCTCGCGTGCAACTTGTGCATAAGATCTCATCATTCCAAAATTATTTGTTACATTTCTTTTATATCTGCGGCCAAATCTCGTTTTCCGCGCA